GACCGGGCTGTCAACCGGGTCATCCTTCAGGGCGGGAGCTGGAAGGACATCGCGGACACGGTACGGCCGTACATCGACCCCAATACACCAGGCGGAGTCTCGTACGCGGCCAAGAGACTGGGGCGCACGGAGCTCAACAACGCCTTCCACCAAAGCGCCATCCGCCTCGGAGAGCAGAACCCGTGGGTGGCCGGTCAGCGCTGGAACCTCTCGGGGAGTCATGGCCGGAAGGACGAGTGCGACGCGCTCGCCAGCAAGACCGTGAGCCGGAAGCTCGGACGCGGGGTGTACCCAGCGGACGCGGTGCCGCGTAAGCCTCATCCTCAGTGTCTCTGCTACCTCACGGCGCAGACAGTCTCCGAGGAAGAGTTCTTTGATCGACTGCTGGCGGGGGACTACGAGGACGCCACGGAAGGGCGCACCCTCCGCGCCGCCTCCGCAGCCCTCAAGGCCGCGTGAGACACCCCCGCGCGGGCGGTCTACCCCTCCTCGGGTCCCGACCGCTAGAGTGGACACTGAGTGCCCGTGAGCACGCCAGCCCGGCATCAGAGAATGCCGAGTATCGAAGGGAAATCCAGTGGGAAACACGTTGGTGAAGAAGAGCCTCCTCGGAGTGCGTCTGAGCGCGCGCTACAACCGTGACCCGGAGAACGCGGGCGGCGGTGGTGGAACGTCCACGGGCGGCGAGGCAGGTGTCGGCGGCGATGAGGATACTGACGACGAGGAGGGTGGCGAGGACGAGGACGAGGACGACGAGGGCTCTGCGAAGCCGAAGACCGTCTCCGAGGCCAAGTACCTCCAGCTCAGGAAGCACCTCTCCGAAGCCGACCGCAAGAAGCAGGAAGCCCTGAACGAGCTGAAGGCTCTCAAGGAGAAGGACCTTCCGGAGCTGGACAAGATCAAGGGCGAGCTCGAGACGACCGCCAAGGAGCGAGACTCCTACCGGGGGCGATTCGAGAACCTGGCTCGCACCAACGCCTTCCTGATGGCGTCCGACGACCTCAAGGTCAAGTGGGCGAACTCGGCGGCGGCTTTGCGGCTGGCGGACCTGGAAGACCTGGAGATCAGCGACGACGGCAAGACCGTGGACGGCATCAAGGACGTGGTGAAGAACCTCGCGAAGGAACACCCGTACTTGGTGGCCAAGGCCACGGACGGCGACGAGAAGGAAACCGCTCCCACCAAGAGCGGTTCCGTGGTGGGCAGCAAGAAAACGGGCACGAAGAAGGACGAGACGCCCTCCGACGAGGAGCTGAAGCGTCTGTACCCGGCCCTCCGGACATGATGAAGGGAGCTTCACGTGACTGACACGTGGCGATGGGACAAGACCGACCCGGTCGACACCATCCGCACCCGGCTGGCCGCAGACTGGCTGGCAGCGGACGTCGGAGAGATCATTGGTGTCGGCCTGAACGCCAGCGGACTGCTGGTCAAGGGTGCGGGCAACACCGGTGTCATCGGTGTTGTGTGCTTCAGCCAGGCGTACAAGGCGGGGCGGGCGGTGGACATCATCAAGCGCGGAGAAGCGGTGGGTGGGGTCAACATCGTGCCCGCGACGGCCGCGCTCGCCGGGACCAGCTACAGCATCGGTGCCACCGGCACCAAGACCGCCGAGGCCGCAGGGACGCGCGGCACGCTCGGCTTCACTGTCGAGGCAGACCGCCTCATCGTCGACTTCCAGAGCGCGTGAGAGGAGGGGACACCATGGGTCTCAGCGTCATCAAGAACGACCTGCACGTCATCCCAGGCTATGCCTGGACGATGGAGAACTCCATCGCGCCGGACGGCTCCATCGCTCACAACATCATGCGGGATCCCCGGCAGCGAGCCAAGCTGGGCTTCCTGTTCGGGATGGTCGGTGGTGCGGACGGTACGCACGAGGCGTCGGACGTGGTCCAGCAGACCATCGACGGCGTCGACACGAACGTGCTGTGGCGGGAGTTCCAGGCCTCGGTCGCGCTCAAGAACCGCGAGCGCCAGCCGCTGATGGACTTCCTCACCTTCACGGTTTCCCAGCCGTTCGAGGGCGTTCCGTCGGCGCAGACTGACGCCAAGTTCGAGCGGGCGTCGGAGCGTGGCCTGCCGCGTGCGTACCGCGCCGAGGGTGAGCTGGAGTGGCTGGGCTACGACTTCGCGTGGCGCGACATGGCCTTCCGCTACACGTGGGAGTTCCTCGTGGACGCCACGGCGGAGCAGGTCCGCACCGAGAACAACATGGCTCTCCAGGCCGACAGCAACACCATCTTCGCGGAGATCATGTGGACGTTGTTCAACAACGTCAACCGCGACACGGTGATCGACAAGCGTCCGTACACGGTGTACACGTTCTACAACGGCACCGACGGCGCGGTCCCGCCGCAGTACAAGACCAACACGTTCACCAACACGCACACGCACTACCTCGTCTCCGGCGCCGCGACCATCACGTCCGGCGACCTCGACGAGACCATCGAGCACATGGCGCACCACGGCTACACGGCCGCGAACAGTGCGAACATCGTGATCATGATGAACAAGCAGGAAGGTGACGTCGTCCGGCAGTACCGTTCCGTGGCCAACGGCGGTACGGCGCTGTACGACTTCATCCCGGCCCGCAACACGCCGACGTTCCTGCTGCCCATCAACCTCCGCACCCCGAGCGGCGGCACGGCGGAGCTCCCGGCGCCGACGCTGCGCGGCATGACTGTGATCGGCAGCTACGGCGAGGCGACCATCGTCCAGGAGGACTACATCCCGGCGGGCTACATCGTCGGCTTCGCGACGGGCGGCCCGGACAACACCGGCAATCCCATCGCGTTCCGCGAGCACATGAACCCGGCCATGCGCGGCATGCGTCTGGTCAAGGGCCGCAGCGCCGACTACCCGCTCCAGGAAGCCATCTACCAGAGGGGCTTCGGCACCGGCATCCGTCGGCGTGGCGCGGGCGTGGTCATGCAGATCAAGGCGTCGGGCAGCTACACCATCCCGACCGAGTACGCGAACCAGCCGCTGTAGGGGGTGAACCATGAGCCGAGAGATTGACCTCACGAAGCCGCTCTCCGATGAGGACCGCCTGTACCTGGTCCAGCGGGACAAGTGGCGCTTGCTGGCGCAGGCCGACGGCCACGACGACCTGAACCGCGCGCGGCGGGAGGCCTCGGAGAAGTTCTTCTCCCGCACCGGTCCTGCTCCGCAGCCCGCGACGCCGGTCGCCGGGGACCTTCCACAGGGCGGGGCTGAGGCACCGCAGGGCGACGAGGAGAAGCCCTACGAGGAGTGGTCGTACCCGGAGCTCCAGGAGGAGCTGAAGGTGCGTCGTCAGGAAGCTCTTGACAACGGCATGGACGAGGCCGAGGCCAAGGAGCTGTACAAGGCGGGCGGGAGTGCCGCCGACCTCGTGCAGCGTCTGAAGGACGACGACGAGCGGAACCCGCAGTAGCACAACACTTCGAGGAGGGGCGCGCGTCCGGGTCTGGTGTCAGCCCGCGCCCCTCCTCGGACCGCGAAGGGAGGATTCCATGGCCACCGTGGCAGAGCTCGCCAGGCTCCGAGACATGATCAATGAGCCCGACAGCGAAGAGGGGTGGATGGATGAGCGCCTCGAGACCTACATCGCTCAGACCGTCAACGCGAACGGATCCCTGAACCTGCGGGCTGCGGCGGCGGCCATCTGGGAGGCGAAGGCGGCTGAGGCTGCGGCGCTCGTGGACGTGACTGAGAGCGCGTCGAGTCGCCGGAACAGCCAGTTCTTCGAGCACGCGCAGAAGATGGCCGCTCAGTATGGAGTGCCGGTGACGGACCCGACCTCCCCGTCAACGCGCATGCGCTCCTTGCGCATCGTGAGGCCGACCCGTGGTTAGCGGCATCCCGGCCATGGAGCTGAAGGTCATGCGCTTCAACACGCAGGCCTTCATCAACGCGGACGACCGCGAGGTAGTGCTGCACCGGCTCACTACGGCGGCGAACGGGACCGGAGGGGCTCGCCCTGTCCGTACGCCGTTGCCTGCCCAGACCATGCGGCTACTCCCTCAGCCGGAAAGCACGTCTACGGAGCGTAGACTGCCCGACGGCAGTGTCGTTGTGCCGACGTGGGTGCTGCTGGGCACGCACACCGCCGACGTGAAGCGGGGGGACACCTTCGACCTTCCGGACGGCACCACGGGTGAAGTGGTGTACGTGCACGAGAAGCGCGACTACGAGGTCAAGGGAGAGGTGATCGCTCGTGGCCCGCGTTGAGTTCACGAAGGATTCGCTCTCGCCGAGCCTGGACAAGCTCATGCCGACGCTGAACCGCAACATCTACCAGGTGATGCGGTTTCATCAGCCTGCGCTGGAAGCCAAAGCCAAGACGGAAGCGAAGTGGGTTGACCGCACCGGCAATGCCCGGAGCAGCCTCAACGCCAGCGTTCAGGTCATCGGGAAGCATCAGTACGCGCTGGTGCTGGCCGGTGGCGTGAAGTACCAAATCTGGCTGGAGGTGCGCTTCGCCGGGAAGTACGCCGTCATCATGCCCACCATCCGTGCGTATGCCCCTGTGGTCATGGCCAGCTTCACGAAGCTGCTGGAGCGAATGGGGATTGCGGCATGAGCGTCCGGCACCTCATCAAGAACCTGCTCTCCGGTGACGCTGGAGTGGTGGCGGTGTACGACACGCGCATCATCGATGAGGGCAACCTTGGCGAGGTGCCGGGCACGCAGCCGGAGTTCCCGTACCTGGTCACGAAGTACGGCGAGGAGACCCGAGGGGCCAGCCGGACAAGCCGCATCCAGACGCTGGAGCTGTGGTCCTACGACGTGCCCACGGACTACACCCTGACTGAGAAGGGTCTTGCTGCGGCGTACGCGCTGCTGCACGAGCGCGGCGGGGATGCGGCGGTGGTGACCGGGGAACCCACGACGTACCTGGTCAGTGCGCTCTGGGAGTCCACGAGCCGAGACCTCACCGATGATGTGTTGCGCGCCAGTGTTCGTTATGCCACCTACACTCTGGTGACCAACACCCCGTAGGATGACCAGGAGGAAAGGAGACACCGTGGCCACCAAGACCATTGTGCGATACGTCCCGCCGAACCCGTTGATCGGGCGGCGCGAGCTGCGTCCGTCCGACTTCGAGACGCTGGGTATCTTCACCCAGGAGACGCCGCTGTTCTTCGACAAGGAGAAGAACTTCTGGCTGGACGCCGAGGCGGCGGGCATCAGCAAGGAGGCTCTCCAGTGGTTCAAGGACTCCCCGGAGTTCACCGTGGAGACCCAGGAGGTCAAGGGGAAGGAGGACCCGCAGGCCTTGCAGTTCAAGGAGGCCTACGACGCCTCCCTTGGCGGCGTCCGCAGCCCGGCGCCGGAAGGCGAGGCGACCTCGGGGTCGGATACCTCGTCCGCTCACTCCACGACCACGCGCTCGACGGCGAAGCCCTGACATGGAGGCCCGCTGCGACTTCGGCATCCTGTTCTTCTGCGTCGTGGACGTAGGGGGGCAGCACCTCATCGAAGTGAAGTGCCGGAGCGTGCGCTGCGGGGTCAGGCCAGGGGTGGTGGTGATGCACCGGTTCACGATGTCCGGGACGCTGCACAGCACCCGGAGCTACAGGGATCCAGGAGTACGAAAGGAGAAGGGCAATGACAATCACTCGCGAAGCGCTCCCCTACGGTCTGCGTGATGTGAAGGTCGGACTGCTGGACGCCACCACGCAGCTCCCGACGGTGCTGGTCGACCTCCCCAACGGTCAGACCTTCAACTTCACGGACAGCGAGGACTTCGAGGAGCTCACCGGCGACGACAAGGTCGTGGCCAAGCGAGGCAAGGGCGCCACGGTCGAGTGGGAGCTCGAGAGCGGCGGCATCAGCCTCGAGGCCTACGTCATCATGGCGGGCGGCACGCTGACGATCAGTGGCGTCACCCCGAACACCAAGAAGACGTACCGCAAGCGCGCCACCGACTCTCGCCCCGACTTCTGGGTCGAGGGCCAGGCCATGAGCGAGTCCGGCGGCGACTTCCACTGCGTCGTGCCGCGTTGCAAGGCCGACGACAGCCTGGAAGGCGAGATGGGGTACGGCAGCTTCTGGGTGACCAGCGCCAGCGGCACCGGCATGGGCAGCCTGGCCCCGGTCACCGACACCGAGCACTACGACCTCCTCTACAAGTTCGTGCACAACGAGCAGGCGACCGCCATCGCGGTTCCTGTCGCGGTGCCGTAACATCCCTCTGACGAGACAAGGACCACATCGGATGGCAGTCTCAGACAACAAGAAGAAGCCCGCGCGCACCAAGGCCACCAGCGCCAGCGAGTGGCGGCGGTCCGCCGGGCAACTCCCGCTCGTGGAGACACCGACGGGTAAGTGGGTGAAGTTCAGGCGCCCCGGTATGACCAAGTTCCTGGAGGCGGGCTTCCTGCCGGACAGCTTGGCCTCCGCTATCAGCCGCGAGATCAAGGCGGCGGGCAAGCGCCCTGGCGGCAAGAGCCCGAGCGACCAGGAGATCATGGAGGAGTTGACCAAGGACCTTGACGAGAAGGTCCTCCTGGACATGATGGCGTCCATGGATCGGATCATCGTCACCGTCATGGTCGAGCCCCGTGTGATGTGGCACAAGCGCGTCAAGCGGAATGACGACAACTCCCCGGTGCTGGACGGTCACGGCCTGGAGGTCTTGGAAGACGTTCCCGAGGACGAGCGCTCCGACGACGTGGTGTACACCGACGAGATCGACCAGTCGGACAAGAACTTCATCTTCCAGGCGGCCGTCGGAGGATCCACTGACTTGGCCCGATTTCGCGAGAAATCGGCCGCTGTTGTGGACGCTCTATCAGCAGGCCAAAGCGTGGAAGAAGTTGCCCAGTGAGCTCCTGCATCTGGGTCCGGAAGACGACCCCTTCGACGCCTACTCCATCGACCAAGCGGTGTGGTCCTTCGGCAACACCCTGGAGCAGGAGCTTCAGGCGGCCGAGGACAGCAAAAAGAGCGACCGCGCCAAGCGGGGCGCCCGCGCACAGGTCATGAAGCGCTGGTTCCCGCACTCCAAGGACGTCGGGCCACGACTGCGTGACCCCGGCACAGAGAACCCGGAAGGCCTGAGGAGATAACCCTCCCGCCGCCTCTCCCCGCAGCCAAAGGAGAAAACGATGAGTGCTCCGGGTGGAGGTGACCTGGGGACCGTCAAGGGCAAGATCGTCATCGATGCTGCCGAGGCGGAGAAGGGTGTCGACAAGGCCAATAAGGCTGTCGACCAGTTCAAGAGGAAGCAGCAGGAGTCCAGCAAGAACCTTGCTGACGCCGGGAAGACGGCCGCTCTGGTGTACAGCGGAGCGGTCGTCGGTGGCTTTGCCTTGGCGGTCAACGCGGCCAAGGACTTCGATCAGGCGTTGGCCAATGTGGCGGCGGCAGGCGGTAAGCAGGCCAGCGCGCAGATGGATGAGATCCGCAAGAAGGCTCTCCAGCTGGGTGCCGACACCACCTTCAGCGCCACTGAAGCCGCCGAGGGCATGGAAGTGCTCATCAAGGCGGGTCTCAGCGTCCAGGACGTGTTGAAGGGTGCCTCGGACGCGGCGGTCAATCTGGCTGCGGCAGAGAGCATCACCATCGCGCAGGCAGCGGAGATCGCAGCGACCGCCATGACGGCCTTCAACCTCAAGGCCGAGGACATGCCCGCCATCGCCGACAAGATCTCCCGCGCGGCCAGTGCGACCAAGATGAACGTCGGTGACTTCGGCCAGGCCATGAACCAGGCCGGAGCCGTCAGCAAGCTAGTGGGCCTCAGCTTCGATGACATGTCTCTGGCCATTGTGGCGATGGGCAAGTCCGGCATCGTGGGCAGCGACGCCGGTACGTCGTTGAAGACCATGTTGATGAACCTGAACCCGCAGACCAAGGATCAGGTTGAGCTCATGAAGAAGCTTGGCTTGATGACCAAGGAAGGCGGGAACCAGTTCTTCGACGCCTCCGGGAAAATCAAGTCCATGACGGACATCGCCGGTATCTTGAACGGCTCCCTCAAGGACATGACGCAGCAGCAGAAGCTCGCAGCGCTGGAGACCTTGTTCGGTGCGGACGCGGTCCGTGCTGCGGCCATCATCAGTGAGCAGGGCGCGGCGGGGATGAAGGGCCTCACGGCCGAGATGGATAGCCAGCTGTCCGTCGCGGAGAAGGCCAAGACCAAGCAGGACAGCCTCGCTGGTGCGCTCGAGAAGATGAAGGGCTCGCTGGACACGGCGGGCATCCTGATGGGGACCGCCTTCATCCCGGTGCTCAAGGATGTTGCGGGATTCATCGAGAAGCTGGCTGACTGGTTCAGCAAGCTCAGCCCCAAGACCCAGGAGATCATCGGGTGGGTCGCCCTCGGATCCGTGGCCTTCCTGGGGATGGCGTGGGGCATCACCAAGACCGTCGGGATCTTCACTGATCTGTTCAATGTGATCGGTGGTGCGGGGAAGATCCTCAGCGGGGTCGCGGGCGGAATCAAGACGCTCGGTGGCGCCATCTACTTGACCGGCCTCCAGGCCTGGGATGCCATGAAGAAGATCGGCCTCTGGATCTGGCAGGCCGTGAAGGCGGGCGCCACCGCCGTGGTCCAGGCTGCACGCATGACCGCGAGTTATGTTGCGGCGTTCGCCGTCCAGGCGGCGGGATGGATCCGCGCGGCAGCCGTGGCCATGACCAATGCGCTCATCATGGCAGCAGCATGGCTCATCGCGAACCCCTGGGCCCTGATCATCGCAGGCATCATCGCACTAGTTGCGATCATCATCCTGAACTGGGACAAGATCAAGGGATGGCTGCTCGCGGCGTGGGAGTGGATTAAGAACACTGCCTCCACGGTCTGGAACGCCATCCTTCAGTTCTTCAAGGACTGGTGGCCGTACATCCTGGGCATCTTCACCGGTGGCATTGGCTTGCTGGTGGCCTTCATCATCGACCACTGGGATGAGATCAAGGCGAAGACGGCCCAGATCTGGAACGCCGTGAAGCAGTTCTTCGTGGATCTGTGGAACAACATCTGGAACGCCGTCTACAACTTCCTGGTGCGCTTCGGCACCTTCATCTACGACAGCTTCAACGCCGTCAAGAACACCATCAGCACGTGGATCGACAACGTGCTCACCTTCTTCCGCGAGCTGCCCGGCAAGATCCTGGGCTTCCTCTCCGGACTGGGGGGCATGCTGATTGACGTGGCGCGCAACATGATGGAGGGCTTCCTGCGCGGCGTACGCGAGGTGGGCAACCGCATCAAGGACGCCGTCCTCGGGCCCATCAAGGACTCCGTCAACGCGGTCAAGAACTTCCTGGGGATCAGCAGCCCGTCCAAGCTGATGTTCTCCATCGGTTCCGACACCACGGCGGGCTACACCAACGCCCTGGACGCGGGCGAGCTGGAGGTGCGCCGCTCCATGGAGCTCCTGGCCACCGGCGGACTCAACCTCACAAGCCCGACCTCCCCCTTCCCGTCCTCCGCAGCCCAGCTCGGGCTCGCTCCCACGGCTCCGGTGGCTGCGGCAGTGGGTGGCGGTGGGGACACCATCAACCTGACCATCGAGAAGCTTGAGTTGCCCGTGGACCTGCCGCTGGATCCCACGAACCCGGTGCAGTGGCGCAAGACCATGGCGGCCATTGAGACCGGTCTCCGGGACTACGCGAAGGGGTACAAGTAATGGCGCCCTACGGAGTGATGCAGGTGGGACGAGTGCCGCTTCGCGAGGACTCGTCGGCGGAGCTGGCCGTCGTGGACGGCTTCGTGGAAATGAGCGTGAGCGGCCAGGAGTCCTTCGGGCGCTTGACCCTGGACCAGTTGCTCCAGCGCGTCGATGACGTCACGGCGCTGGGCGGCCAGTTCCTCCCGTGCACGTTCACGCAGAAGACCGAGCTGGACGGCTTCTATCAGATCATCGATGCGACGGCGACCTGGACCAAGTGGGTGCCGCAGCAGGTGGGCGCTTTGCCGTGGTCGCTGAAGCTGCGGCGAGTGGGCTACCAGGGCGACATGGACCTGGAGGCCCGGCTGGCGGGACCCCAGACGCGTGCTAACGACCATGCGGCGATGGGGGAGCGCTGGCACGCTCCGAACATCAACCACGTGGGCTACTCGGCGGGCTCAACCCTGCCGAACGTGGTGACGCGGACGGGCACCGAAGGTGCGATGATCGTGTACCGCACGTTGGCCGTCGGGGTGAGCCCACGCTGGGGTACGACCGCCGCCAACGCCCTACTCGGCCGCGTGCGGTTCTTGGACAGCCAGGGTCGGGAGCGAGTGGCCACGCGGGTGGACCTGGCCCCCACGGGCTGGCAGGTGCACAACGGGCTGGTGCGCCTTCAGGTCAATGCGGCCAACGGCAACCTCATCCTCTCGCACTGGGGCGGAGCAGCATGGCAGGCCAAGGAGTTCACGGTCTACCACTCCACCGGCCCTGCGGTGGCCATGGGGGTGCCGGACTACGTCACGGTGCTGCGCAACGACCTCGAGTGTGTGACCGTTCGCCTGACCAAGAGCCTGGCGCCGGGGCGTATCACGGTTGACCTCACGTTGCGGCGGGGAAGCAGGCTGGCGGAGATCTACGTCCAGCATCAGTTTGGCACGACGCTGAAGCTGGTGCGTGCCACGGCTGAGGCCACGACGGCATCCACGGGCTACCTCACGGCCACGGCGGCGGATGCCAACGGGCATAAGTTCGTGATGGGTTCCACGCGCACCTTCGTCGCAGACAACGTGAACGGAGGGCTGAGCCGGGCAGCCACCCCGACACTGGACGCCTTCGTGGCTATCGAGCCTTCGGGGGCGGCGGCGGGCGACCAAGCCGCGCACCTGTGGGCGCAGTACCTCGGGGCTGCGAGTGAGACGGTGAAGGGGGTGCGGCGGTGAGCGTGACGGAAGTCCTTCAGGGACTGGGAAGCTGGTCGCTGACGCTCAGCGAGGAGACGCCGAAGGAGATCCTGGACCAGCTGGACCTCTTCGGGCACGTGGCCATTCACGCGGGAAGTGTAGACCCGCGCGTGGCCCGAGACGCGCTCCTGCTGGACAGCCGGTACGTCGGGGTCTACCGAGGGCGAGGAAATCAGCCTGCCAACGACGGTGTGCGCACCACACTCAACGGCCCTGGTATGGCCTTCTGGCTCGGGGACGAGGAGGGCAAGGGCGCGGCCATCGAGGCGCCGTTGACGCTGGACACCACCTTCGCGGCGTGGGTGGTGGCGCTCCTCCCCGACTCCGTGACCGCAGGCACCATCGTGGCGGTCCCCAAGAGCTTCGCGTACACCTTCCAGTACACGACGCCGCGCGAGGCGCTGAACTACCTCTGCGGAACACTCGAGTGCGCGTGGCGCATCAACGGGAACGCCAGTGTGGACGCCGGTCTGGAAAGCGATCTGTTCACTGTGATCCCTGAGGCCGCCATCGTGCGCAAGGGTGCGGGCGTGGACATGTTCCTGAAAGCCAAGTCTGGAGCCATGTCCACTGAGATCGACATGAGCGACTTCACCACCAGGGCGGTCCTGCTGGCCAGCGGCACGGAGGCCGCCACCGTGACGGCCGCCGCCGACATCAACCCGGTCAAGAACCCGTACAAGGACTTGTTCGGGAACTCAGTGCAGCTCACGCGCTTCATCAGTGAGAGTGACACGGACGCCACCAACGCTCCGGCGCGCGCGCAGTTGCAGCTCAACCGGTTCAGCGACGCCAAGCGAGCCATCTCG